ACAAAGAGATCGCGGCGAACAAAAAGCGCTACGATGAGCTTTGGAAGCGCATAACCGCCCCCAACGCGCAGGCAAACTATGAGGAAGAGGCACGAGGTTCAGGTGTAATAGGGCAGGGAGGGGCCAGCCGGGAATCGAAAAATGCGGTATCGAAACTCGCTGAAGACTCAACCAAAAAGACCAAAGAAGCAAAGGCCACGCTCGAAGCTGGCGATCGCACCTTGGAAAACTACCGCGCCCAGGCCAGAACGTTAACTGAAACTCTCGAAACTCTGCGGCAGACCGGCGATACGCACGCTAAAAATACTGAGTTCAGTAAGCAGCAATCACGCTTCGCTGAGCTGGACAGCGCCGCCAGAACTCGCGCACTGACCACGCAGGAAAAGTCTCTCCTGTCGAGCCGCGAGGCAATTCTGAACGCCGCTAGGGTGGTGGATCAGAAGAACAAGGAAGTCGAGGCCCAGCAGAAGATTAACGGCCTTGCCCAGCAGGCGAAGAAGTACGTCACGCAGATGTCGGAAAAAACGGATGCGCTGCGTGATAGCGCGGGGATGAGCAGTCGCCAAACCCAGCGCATGATGGAAGAGGCGCAGCTCCGCCAAGGTTGGTTGAACGGCGGCGGTAAGCTCGAAGATGCTGGCTATGAGAAGGAGCTTTCTTCCCTTCGTAAATATTATGCCGAAGAGGATAAATTGCGTGGTGATTGGAAGTCGGGGGCCATTGCTGGCTGGAATGAATACCTTGAGGCCGCTACCGATACCTACAGTGCGGTGAAGAACGTTGCGGGCTCTGCGTTGACCGGGTTATCTGACATGCTGACCGACCTCATGATGACCGGCAAGGCCTCGATTAAGGCGTTCGGCATGTCGATGCTGAAAATGATCGCAGAAGTGGTAAACCGTTTAATGGTCGCTTATGCAGTGCAGGCGGCAATGGGTTGGATCAGTGGCAGTGCTGGTGGTGGGGGCGCAACCCCTGGCGGTTCATACGCCAATGCAGCTAACTCTGGGACCAGTCTATTTGCTAACGGTGCAGTGTTTGAGTCTCCTGGTCTGCACCAGTACGCAAACGGGGTTTATGACTCTCCTCAGCATTTTACCTTCCAGGGGGCGTCTAAGTTCGCTAAAGGCGGCGTATTTGGTGAGGCGGGGCCCGAGGCAATTATGCCATTGACCCGTGATTCAGCGGGCCGCCTGGGTGTCAGGGCTCAAGGTGGGGGCGGAGTACAGCCACAGGTCAACATAGACGTGTATGTGGACAATAAGGGCAATGCCTCATCAACTACGTCTGGCGATGGTAGCGCTGCGGCAAGGGCGTTAGGAAAGGAAATCGAAACCAAGGTGACTGAGATCCTTATCAGGGCCGCCAGAAGCGATGGCTTACTTGGGCGGCAGTTCCAGCCGAAGTAAGCCCCATCGGAGTGATTCTGATACGGCAATATCACCCGCACCTGGTTACACCAGAGCATCCCCTGGTTATCATGCGCTAAAGCATGCTAATCAAGGAGATGATAGTGTTAAAAAAATTACTAATGAAATTTCTCAAATTCATTGGTGGGTTCATTTTGTTGCTCGTTGTGATCGGCATTGCTGCAGTAGCGAATAAGCCATCTGAAGAGGAGAAAAGACAACAGGAAGCCAAGGAACTCGCTGATGCCAGCCTTGATCGCCTTCGCAACGGCTGTGAAGCTTATGCAAGGCGGTCGGTCATCAACAAAAGTACCTTAGACATGTCGGTATTTGGCGCTAAAAGGTGGCAAGGCAGTGACGGTAACTTCTACGCTACGCAGGAATTTAGCGCCAAAAACAAATTCGGCCTTGAACAAAAATTTAGGGCTGTATGTATTGAGGGTAAAGGCGGCAAAACTGACTATCGACTTGAAGAGATATCAGGCAGCTAAATCACCTTATGGAGAAGCTCATGAGGACTGAAATAAAACTTGCCTTGGTGATGCTTGCCATGGCAATTGCAGGCTGTGCGGACAAGCCATACATCCCTTCTACAGTCGTCTACGATTCAGCAGCGTTGGTGCAAAGGCAAGGTTTCACCAATGTTAGGGTCCATAGAATTCAGCAAATAACTGGCGCAGGCTTGGGTGAAAAATGCCCATTGGTTCTTAGCCTCGACAATATTAAAGTTGCCGGGCTTCAACAGAATCAATATGTCGATTTATATTTGAAGCCTGGCGAGCACACCCTGGCGGTGCGGCTGGCATGTGCATACTCCTCAATGAAGGGAAGTCTCGAATTTACAGCGTTCGGTGAGCGTCAGGAATTTAAGACCGAGCTTGGAGGGGCGGGACAATACAGGATCTGGCAAACTAAATAACCCCCAAGCCCACCCGGGCCATTCAACCGAACTCGAGCCTCGCTAACGCGGGGCTTTTTTACATCTATAGCCGAGAGGCAGGAGAACGTTATGAAAAAGAAAACAGGAAAACCACCCGTCGTTCACGGGTGGTCAATTTCAAAAAGTGGCTTTATCGAACTGAAATCACAAGCGTGGATTTGCAAACTGATCAAATTCTTTAGCTGACGCGGTAACCCCCCAGTCTTTTAACTCATTGATAACAGCCTGTCGATCATGGGGCTGTAATTTTGCGAGCATAAAGCCAATAACCATCTTTAGTTGTCCAATTTCCTTTTCAACATCAGACAGGTTGTGAACCTTACAACCAATATTCAAATTAAATTCTTGATTCGGCATGTTATTTCCCTTTAGAGGTAATCAGCCATCCCTCTTTTTCTGAGTTCGCCAGCTTCCTACCGCTGACGGGCTGAACCCACAACATAACCAGGTATTTAGTTTTGTAACATCCTGATATTCAGACAGTAGCCGCCCTCGGGTGGCTTTTTATGGAGCAAATATGGCAGTTGCAACTTACAGCTGGCGATCGCAGCTCGGTGCCGGGCCTGTCGAATATGGTCAGACCGTGCGATCGGCGCAGTTCGGCGATGGCTATGAGCAGGTGGCCGAGAACGGCATTAACTCCACGGCCATTCAGGTACCGATGAAGCATGCCGGTACCGAAGCGGAAGTAAACACGATCCGCGACTTCCTGCTGGCCCATACCGTTAAGGCCTTCATCATTACGCCGCCGGGCGAAGAGAAGGGGATGTATCGCGTTGTCGCCGACTCTGTTCGCAAAAACCAGATCAACAGCAAATTCGCTGAGCTGACGTTCACTATTAAACGGGCCTACGGGGTATACGCATAATGGCACTTATTGATCAGGCGGCGAAGCTGGCACCAGGTGGCAGGGTCCGCCTGGTCGAAGTGGATGCCTCGGAGTTCAGCGGCGGGATCCACCGCTTTCACTACAGCCCGTTTCCCCATACGCCTGCCGAGATTGACGCGGCGAACGGCGACGAGGCCAGGCTGGGGCCGAAGCCTATCATCTGGGGCGGTGATGCATTCGAGTTCTGGCCCTTCCAGGTGGCGGATCTGGCACTTTCAACTGACCAGGCCGCCGAGCCGAAGCTGAGCGTGTCTAACCTCGACGGGCATATCACCGCGCTCTGCCTCCAGTTCAAAGACATGGTGAATGCGAAGGTAAGCATTATCGACACCTACGCCATCTATCTGGATGCGGTGAACTTCCCGGGCGGGATTAACCCAACGGCGGATGCGACGGCGTTCTCGCTGCAAACCTTCTGGCTGGATAGCAAAACATCGGAAGACGACGAGGTTGTTTCGTGGAGCCTTAGCAGCCCGGCAGATCTGCAGAGTCTGGTGATACCCACCCGGCAGATTACGTCACTCTGCGAGTGGGCGCTGCGCGGGCAATACCGCAGCGGCGACGGCTGCGCCTATAACGGCACGGCCTACTTCGACGCAAAAGGTAATGCTGTGGCCGACCCGGCGTTTGATGTGTGCGGTGGCTGCCTTAGCGATTGCCGTAAGCGATTTGGTGCTGGCCTGGCTGAACCCAATACCGCGACCCTCGATTTCGGCGGCTATCCAGCGACCGTGCTTTTCTCCCGTTAACCGGACATCCAAATGAATAAAACGATTATGGCGGCGATCCGCGCGCATGCGCTGGAGGAATCCCCGCGCGAGTGCTGTGGATTTGTCATTCAGTCCGGGCGGCGTCAGCACTATGTGCCGGTACCGAACAGTCACGAAAACCCAACTGAGCATTTCCGTATTGATGGCGAGCACTGG